ATCAAGTGGTCGGGTGCCGTGACCTTCACCGACGTGGACTGATCCATGAGCAACCTTCGAGAGCGATTCTTTGCCCTTCGAGCGTCGGTCCCTTCGGAGACCGTCGAGATCACCGGCGTCGGTCAGGTCGAGGTGCGTGGCCTGACCGCCGCCGGGCGGGACGAGTGGGAGACCCGCCTGTTCAACGGACGGGCCAAGAACCTGCGCAACGTCCGCGCCAGCCTTGTGTCGCTGTGCGTCTACGAGAACGGCGAGCGGGTCTTCAACCCCAACGACATCGAGGCGATGGGAGAACTCCCCGCGTCCGTGATCGACCGGCTCTACGACATCGCGACCAGGTTGAGCGGGATCGGGGTCTCGGATCAGGAGCGTGCCGAGGGAAACTGACGGAGCGCCCGCTACGCATGTTCATGTTCCGGCTAGCGCTGGCGCTCGGGATGACGGTCGAGGAACTAGGCGAACGCATGAGCAGCAAGGAACTATCAGAGTGGATCGCATTCAACGCCATCAGCCCCATTGGGGATGAGCGCGGCGATCTGCAGGCCGGGATCGTTGCAAGCGTCATGGCGAACTGCCATCGGACCAAGGGCCAGCCATTCAAGCCCGTGGACTTCATGCCCTTCGTGAAGAATGACAGCACACCCGAGGCAGCGCTCGCGCAGCTGCGCAAGACGATGAAGAAGGAGCCCCGCTAATGGCAGCCGCCTCGTCCAAGATGGAAGTCCAGCTGAACCTTCTGTGGGCGCAGTATGAGAAGGGACTTGCTCAGGCCGAGAAGGTCACGGCGACCAGGAGCAAGAGCATCGCCGCCATCCTGAACAAGGTCGGCAACAGCTACAGCAAGGCCATCATGTCGGGTGCGGTTGGACTGTTTGGCGCGAACGCCCTCGACCAGGGCATCCGGGCACTTGCCAAGGAGATCGACTCGCTGGATCTCAGCAAGTTCCGTGACATGGGTCAGGTGGTTGACTCTATCGGGTCTGCGCTGAAGAACGTGATCACACAGATCCCGCTGATCGGGAGCCTGTTCCAGTTGGGCGAGTCGATTGGAAACGTTTTTTTGGGAAGCGAATCCGAGGCCGCACAGGCCAGGGCCGCCGAAGAGCACCTCAAGCGCATGGCCGAACTCGGCGAGCAAGGCCGAAGGATTGCCGAGGAGACCGCGCGGATCGAGCGCGAAAGGCAGTCAAATGCCGATGGCATCTACAAGACTCACAGCGACTTCCTGCGAGACATGAAGCAGGCCGAGATGCTCAACAAGGCCACAAGCGATGAGGAGCGCGTCAGACTCCAGCGTCACTTCGAGATCGAGGATGCCCTGCGAAATGCGCAGGAGCAAATGCGCTCCACGAACATCGCCGCCGACTACCAGAAGCGGATCCTTGAAGAGATCGAGCAGGGCATGAAGCGCAAGAATGAGATGGAGGACGAGCGCAAGCGCAAGATCGAAGAGGCGAACGCCGCGAAGCAGGTGGAACTTGAGATGGAGCGCCTGCAGTCGGATCTGGCGAGAGCGCAGGCAGAGGCTGGCGAAACGCTTTCGAGCATTCAACGCTCGTCCAACATTTCCAGCATCGGCACCGCCGTGGGCGGCGTCCGTGTCGCTGGCGCCGTTGATTACAGCAGCGAGCGCATGGCTACAAACCTTGAGCGGATTCGAGATATCGAGACCCGCATCGAGGAGAACACCCGCAAGACCGCCGAAGCGCAGAGGGCTAACTGATGGCCGTCGTATTCAGTTTGCAAAACCAGAACGTCGTGTACGACCGGGATCAGTTCACCGGCACGGCCACCTACAACGTCCGCGACGATGCTGGTGCACTTCTGACCACCCAGTCGATCATCAGCAGCGCCGCACTGACCACCGTGCTAGGTTCGGCTGCGACCGCAGGAAGCGCGCTGAACTCGTTTGGCACTTACCTGAACGGGACAGGCACGGGCACCTCCAGCTTCTCGAAGTTGAACTACAGCGGCTACACGCTGGCGAACACGGATGGCGGGATGGCCTGGACTCTTACCGTGAACTTCGGATCCGCGCAGAGTTCCTACGTTCCTACCGCAGTTGCCAGGGACATCACGCCGGAGAATCAGCCGGGCTTCACGGCGGTCGAAATGGACATCGGCGCCGCGATCGTCCCCACCTTCCGGGTGAACAACTACACGCTCCCGTCTGGCGGCAGCATCAACACCCCGGGAGAGAGCGACATCGGCGGCACGCCTGTCGATCAAGCTGGCGAACCCATCGACGCCTTTGTTTCGACCATCCGATTCACGCTGCGAAACGTGATGAACGGTCGGCCCACGTCATCGCTGCTCTCCGCGATTGCGTCGCAGACGAACACCCGCAACAGCACGAACGTGACCATCGCCGGTTTTACATGCGGCGCCGGCACGCTCCTGTTCACCGGCGCGCAGATTTCGCGCGTCGGCCCGAACGCCTACGAGATCACCTACTCAATGGCCTATGACAGGGACTACCACCTTCGGCAGATCGCGGCCGTAGATGGAGCAAAGCAGGTCAAGCTTGCCATCATTTCGGCTGGCGCTCTGACTATGGACGCCACAACTTTGCAGAACAATGCAGACGCACCGAGGTACGCGGGCCAAGTCATGTGGCGCCAGCCATTCCCGGGCGTCACCGATTTCTCTGGTCTCGTGAGCTGGTTGCCGTAATGCCACGCCTCGGCGCCACCAGCACCGGCAAGGTCGGCCCGCTGACACCGGGTCAGGTTCGCCATCTGGCGCGCGAAACCAACCGCCCGCAGCTCAAGGGACGCCAGGCACCCACGGCGCAGCAGGCCGACTGGTTTATCGCCAAGATCAAGGCGAGCCCCGTGCTGCTTACCGGTTCGACCACCCGCTGGCGGTACGCCTGGGAGGAGGTCGTGCTCAAGGATGACAACACCGTCATCACAACGGCCACCCGCCGAGCCAGCGGAACCGACGCCACGACCTACGCGATCAACCTGTGCGAGCTGTGCCAGGCCGGCGCCTCGCCGACCAAGGTCGGGCCCGGCGTGACCATCTCGACTATCCCGGCTGGATTCACACTGCAGCCGATCGCCGCGAATACCTGCGTGATCATGTACGCCATGCGCCGAGCGAGCGGGAAGCAGCTGTTCTGCTTCTCCATGCCCAACGCCATCGACGGCAGCTGCTCCGCAAACTTTGCCGGCGGCGGCGGCGGCGGTGGCGGTCCCGTAGAGGAGCCCATCTGATGAGCCCAACCCCCCTAGGTCCGAGACAACACACCCACCCGACCATTGCCAACGCCATCAGCGTGGCTCAGCTTGTGGTGCTGTCCATCGGCGTCCTGACCGTGGTCGCCAACCTTGGCAAGAAGGATGCCCTGCTCGAGCGCATGGACAAGGACATGGGCGAGCTTCGCTCCATCGCTCAGGAACTGGTGAAGGCTCAGGTCCTGGGCGCAGCCAACGACAGGAGCCACGAGGACGCCCTGAAACAGGTCTCCCAGCGGATGGACCGCCTAGAGGGCCACAAGTGAGGAACGCATTGGCGGGCCTCCTGCTGCTTTTAGCGGCCTGCAGCCCGTCGAGGCAGATCGCGGAGGCTGCGAACTCGACCCAAACCGAGGCAGTCTCGATCCGGTCTGCGGCGTTGAAGATCGAAGCACTGACCGCCAACCCGACCGTGAAGGCTCACGCCCTTGAGATCGTCGGACGCGCCGACATCATCGTGCAAAATGCAGCCACTATCCACTCCGTGCTGCCTGGCGTGGAAGATCAGGTGCCCTGGTGGGCTGCCCTCTTGAAGTGGCTGGCTGGGGCTGTAGTTGTGGTAGGCGTGGCAGTGATCCTGTTTCAGACCGGCATCGGCGCGGCGATCCGCGCTGCCCTTGGCTGGATTCCTCGCCGCAAGCTGCAGGAGGCAAACCTCGCTGCCGCTGCCCTCGACCCATCACGGGCCGAAGGTCTTCGTGAGCTGATCGCTGCCCGCCGGGCCAGCGACCCGCTCTTCGATGCTGCCTGGCGCAAGGAACAGGATCATGGAAACCCTGCGTAACGCCCTCGGCACCGGATTCTTCACCGCTCTCGTCTTCGTCGCCGGCGCTCTGGTCGGCCCGTCCATGTGGCGCTGGCTCAACGCCAAGATGCCCTGGAACAAGTGAGCAACCTTCACCGAGTCTGCTGCTGCAACATTTCCGCACAGCCGCGGCTAGTTCGCGGTGGGTGGTATCACTTCATCTCGCTGAACTCTGACAACACGATCCAGGTCCTGATCGGGAATGTTCAGCAAACCCAGCAGGGTGCGTCTTGCGAGTACGAGACAATCCCGGGCCCCCCGCCTGCGGGACATCCTTTGGCGGTGCCGGATGCGGTTTCTGGAAAGGGCGTCATCGACATCGAGGCCGGCTCGTACCACTGCGTCGTGCGCCACACTGATCACACGATCGCATGCTGGGGCCTGAACACGATGGGACAGTGCAACGTCCCAACGACCTCCAGCAAAGGCGACCTCACCGATCCGGATAACGGCAACCTGAAGAAGATCGTCGGGCTGCACGCCGGCTACAGCACGACCGCAGTGACGTTCAACGATGGCACCGTGGTCTGTTGGGGGGATCCAGAGGTCGCTGACGTTGTGAACGGGTGGACGGACATCCTGATGAGCCCGCCAGTGCCCAGGATCGACCCGCACACGAAGGCCCTGCCGGTTGTCACAGGCATCGACGCCGTGGCGACGGACAACGCCGCGTATTTCAAGCCAGCGCTCGATGGCGCCTACGACACAGGCGCGGAAACCGTCACCTATAACCTTCACATCGACCGCCTTGAGGAGTGGCACGGCGGACAAAAGCCATGCCTCCCGATGTTCGACCTGGGCGTCGAGACAAATCCGCATCTGCCGATGGAGCTGAACGTGGAGGCGATGACCGCGCTTCCATCCATCAATACTCAATTCCCACGCAGAGACCCCACGAATCCGAACCCGTCTACACAGGCTTTCGGGCCTGCCTGTGGCTGCGAGGATGTAGCTGGGCCGTGGAGCAGTGACTACATCGAGAAGTGCTGGCGCGACTTCGTGTTCAGCGCACAGAATCAACTCTACGGCGACGGTGTGAAGTCCTGCTGTGACCTCGAGATCAAGAAGGACTTCGCTGTCGCCATGCGCAGGACCGGGCAGGTCATCACGACGCGCAACACGAACAGCAACGGAAGCTGCCCTACCGGGCAGACCGATGGGCGATCCAACTGCCGAGACTGTCTGGCCGATCAGTGGATCGACGTGTTCAACGCGAACACTACCCATGCAACAGGCGGCGGCGGAACGCTTACCTGCAACTGCGCCGCGGACCAGAAGTTCGACTACGACAACGGCGGCGGCATCGTCACGACGTGCATCGACAACGCCTGCGGGTTCGGCGTCTCGAAGGTGACCCTGCTGGAAGGCATCGGATGCGTCGGCGCCAACATGGCGACCGAGCGATTCGGATACGACCCCAACTGGGCCAAGGCCGCACTCGGACTCAACGGGCGATTCACAAGCGCCGAGCAGGTGCGACAGGGCAACCCGGTCTGGAACGGTGGCGATCTGAAGTTCGGCTGGGGCAACTCACGCACGCGAGTGTTCGACACCCTTGAGCCGCCCGCGGGCGGCGGCAATCCGAACTGTGTGACCGCCCACCCACAGGGCAGCAGCTGCAGCGATCTGTGCCCGGGGCTGAGCACCTACAGCCTCACGCACGGCAGTCAGAACGACTACGGGAAGGAAGCGAAGTACGACTACCCGGTTCAGTTCTACTGCGCCGGCATCCACGGCGGCACCAACACGACACACTGGAACAGTGCGCCGGTGGGCCTCGACTATCAGGGCGTGGCGTTTGGAGACTGCACGCCGGTGCCAAGCGCCGCGGCGCAGAAGTGCAAGGACTGTGGCGAGGACACGCGCCACTGCGGGCCGCTGCGACAGTTCGCGATCCCCAACGGCGGCGTCTTCAGTTACGGGTGCATCTACTCCCTGACTCTCGACAAATACAACTACGACAACTCCTACCGGGCTCAGTACCGCGACTTCTACCTGCAGGACACGCCAGGCGTCTGCAGCTCAGTCGAGCCGACTGCGTGGAGCTGGGGCCGGATGGGCTCGAAGCCGTGGGGCCCGTGGCACATGGGTGTGCGAAACGGTGTCGGCGATGCGTTCAACCGAAAGGGCAACGTGTGCCACTGCTGTGCCTGCGAGGGTGCCGGAGGCACCAGTGGGCAGATCGCTCCCAGCCCGGGATATCCCGTGGTCGTGGTGCCGTACCACTCGCAGGACTGCCTGAACAACGCGATCGGGTACAGCGTCAACGGCGTCTACGACCAGATCGACAAGGTGCTCGGCACGCTGTTCGGCATGCCGTGGGAGCACAACTGGCAGCACACCTTCGACCAGGGAAACCCGCTCAATGGGTCGGGCCCGACGTGCAACCCCGACTGCTTCCATGTCTGGAAGGGTGCCTGCTGCGTCGGGACCAGCCAGCCGTGCAACACCGCGACGCTGAAGGCAAACCCGTGGACGGGAACCTGTACCCCGGCGACGGTTGACCAGGGCTACTCGTACTACGGGTCCACCTTCGGCATGTACCACCCGCCGCGCAGCGTCGCTAGCACGCGCATGGCGTTTGCCGTGATCCGTCCAGACCACCGGACCTACGAGCTGGTCGGAGGCAACCTCCAGCGGGTTCAGAAGACGAACAACAGCATCGCGCAGCCTGGGCCCACGACCTACGGCAAGGACGCAACGCAGTACGAGACTTGCGACTTCACGATCAACGGATGCCCCGGCACGGAAAATCAGTTCGGAGAGTGCGCGACTCCGTGCGAGGATCCGCGGGAGCCTCTGCAGCAGACATGCGCGCAGGTTCGCACCGAGCACATGCTGCACATCTGGGGAAGCCTGTGGGACCCCTGCCCGCCGTGGCCCCGCGTGTGTCTGACGTGCGAGACGCTGGAGGAGAATCCCACCAGCGAGACGCCGTGCTGCGATCCTGCAGTCACGAACCCGGAGGATCCTGCGTTCTGCTGCGACCCTGCTGAGGACCCTAACTGCGAGTGTGATCCTCGTCTCAACGGGCCCTGCGACTGCCCGGCCTACCCGACGTGGACGCGAGTGCCGACCACCACCAAGATCGGAGCCGCGGCACCAGCAGCAAACGCCACGAGAAACAGCGCCATCGGCTCGTGGCAGGTGATCAGCGGAAACAAGGTCTGGGTGATCCCTGATCCGAAAGACTGCTGGTGCGGTCACGATGGAGCGACTCAGTGCATGGAACCGTTGCCGCTCAGTCTGTGCATCGACTGCGCCGAGCATGTTCAGGATTTCCAGACCAGCAGCGACTATTCGCACTTCAACGGATGACAAAGATTTGGTACTACAAACCGGCGCCCATCGAAACGCAGCAGGAGCGCCGCGAGATTGTGCAGAGGATCATGGGCTCACACGTCGATGCCGCCGAGCACATGCGCAAGCAGCGTGAGATCGAGGCGAAGCGTCGAGCTGCGCCTGCCGGATCGAAGGTCGCCGGATACCTCAAGGCTGAGGCGAAGCACGCGATACAGGGGCCAGCGCCAGCGGCCGTTGTCGAGGAGCGCATCCGGGCGTGCATGGCGTGCCCTGGGCGAGTCGACGTGTTCAACGGCGTCAAGGACGAGGGCGGCGTCGGGTTCTGCACGAAGTGCGGGTGCCCGGCAAATCAGCGCTCTCAGCTCTCGGTGAAACTCACTATGGCGGGCGTTGCGTGCCCGCTAGGGAAGTTCAAGGCGGTCGAGGGCACTGGAGGCAGTGCCCAGAGCGCCCTTGAGGCTGCCAAGGGCGTTGTGACTAGCGTCGTGGCGCAGT